TTTACGGCGGAGCCTAATTTAGTATATTTAGCACCTACTCCAGCAACCGGAGCTACAACAGGAAGTAACACTGATTTCTATTTAGGAAATGTATCACAAAGTGCCGACGCCGGATTCCCGAATACAACTAATGCATATAGTGGTTCATTGCAAGCAGCTTTAACAGGTGGAACATTTACTAGCAATGTAGCATTAGCAACACGTAACTTTATTATGCCAATGCAAGGTGGTTTTGATGGAGCTCGTCCTAACTTGCCTAAGTTTTCTGGAGGAAATATCAAAGATAATAATACATTTGGATTTGACTGCCGCGGAGCATCTACCACAGGTACATTATCATATAAAAAAGCATTTGCTCTTCTTAGCAACACTGATTATTATGATATGAACATGTTGTTAACACCTGGTATCATTCATAATTTGCATAGCAACGTTAGTAATGCTGCAAGACAATTGGCTGAACAAAGAGAAGATACGTTCTATGTTTTAGATTTAGTTGCACTAGAAGATAGTATTTCTACGGTAATATCTGAAGCAAACAATATCGATTCTAGTTATACTGCTGCATATTATCCATGGTGTAAAATTCAAGATCCTAGAAACGGTCGTCCAACATGGGTACCTGCATCTGTAGTGATGCCTGGTGTAATAGCATTCAATGACGCTAATGCAGCTCCATGGTATGCCCCTGCAGGCTTGAATAGAGGTGGTTTAACCACGGTTCAAAAAACATATAAGAATTTGAGCCCAACTCAAAAAGGAGATTTGTATGAAGCACGTATCAACCCAATAGCGAACTTCCCAAACCTAGGAATTGCAGTATGGGGTCAAAAAACACTTCAAGCCCGACCAAGTGCATTGGATCGTGTAAATGTGAGACGTTTGCTTATTGCAGTTAAGAAGTTTATTGCTTCATCAACGCAATTCTTAGTATTCGAACAAAACACAGATGCAACCAGAAACAAATTCTTGAACATTGTTAATCCATATTTAGAACAAGTTAAAAATGAACAAGGATTATTTGCATTCCGAGTGAAAATGGATGCTGAAAATAATACTCCGGATTTAATAGATCAAAATATTTTATACGGACAAATATTTTTACAACCAACTCGAACCGCAGAATTTATTATTCTAGATTTCAATATTCAACCAACAGGAGCTTCTTTCCCTGAATAGAATAATAAAATAAATAAAAACAAGGCAGGGTTTTGGCTCTGCCTTTTTTACTGTACTGTATATTTATATAAAAAGAAGAAATATATTTATGGCATTACAACAAATTTTACCAGGAATCAGCCAATTGGATTTATATGGAAATGCGTTCCGTTGGGAACCGAAGTATTCAAATCGGTTTATCATGTATATTGAAGATGTTCCATCATACTTGGTTAAAGCTACATCACGTCCTAGTTTAACCAACGGAGAGATAAAAACAGAACATATCAATGTCGATCGTAAGTTAAAAGGAAAAACAAGATGGCAAGATATAACTATTAAATTATATGATCCAATTGTGCCGTCTGGCGCAGAAGCTGTTATGACATGGGTACGTTTACATCATGAATCATTAACTGGTCGTGATGGATATTCCTCTGATTACAAAAAAGATATTGATTTTTATAGTTTATCACCAACCGGAGAAAAGATTGAATATTGGAAATTAGTAGGAGCTTTCATTGCCGATAGTAATTTCGGAGAGATGGATTGGGGAACTGAGCAAGCAGTTGAAATTGGACTGACAATTAAATATGATTACGCGGTATTAGATTTTAGTTCTGATGCCCCTGGTGCATAATAAATGATAATTTTGAATGGGAGTAATAATTGCTCCCATTTTTACTGTTTTGAATATTTATATTAAATAAGTTATTAATCAGTTAATTGGAATAAAATGAAAGTTACAAATAAATTATCAGACCAACATCTTAAAGATTTAGCAATACAACAATACGAGAAAAAGAAGAGTTCTCGTATACCAACTGAAATTATAGACCTGGTTACTGAAGGCAAGGTATATCCAGAATCACATCCATTACGGTCAGGTGTAATCGAAATGAGATACATGACTGCATATGATGAAGATATCCTGACAACGCCCTCGTATATAACAAAAGGCATTGCATTAGATAAACTATTAGAATCTTTAATAATAACCGACGTAGATTTAGATGATATATCATTAGCCGATCAGAACGGTTTAATTATAGCCGCTCGTATTTTAAGTTACGGGAAAATGTATCCAGTTAGTGTGATAACACCGGAACAAACTAAAATAGAAACGGAAATCGATCTGTCGCAATTAACTACGATTCCATTAGAATTAATACCAGACGAAAATGGAGAATTTGATTACACTGTAAACGATTCAACGAAAATTAAATTTCGTTTCCCTAGGAAAACAGATAAACTAGATAAGACATCAGATTTATTAAACGCATTAATCACACAAGTTAATGATAGCAGAAATGCAAATGATATATCTGAATTTATACGTTACGACTTTCGAGCTGCCGATTCAAAAAAGTTTCAAACATATGTAACAACTAAAAGTGCGAGATTAGATCTATCAGCTGATATCGAATACACAACCAAGGAGGGTAAGCAGGAGACCTTCCGTGCCGGGTTTCAACTTGGGGCAGACCTTTTTTGGTTTTAAACCCGAACACCGAGGAGTTCTTCATGAAAATTTATGGAACTTGTTATGGTGGGGAGAAGGCCGATGGGATTGGGATACGTTGTACAATTTGCATATTCCATTGAGAACTTTTTGGTTTCGTAAAATGAATGAAATCTTAGAAATTAAGAATGCGCCAAAAAATACCCCAACGAAATCTAGTAAACCTAAGATCGATAAACCTCCGTTCTAGATATTTATAATAAAGATTGGTATTTCATGCACTCACCTGAAACTAACTTGTTGCAATATAAATTAAAACGATTGCCCCGGCATGGACGACAATCGCCTCCCAATTTTCAAGATTTCATCGATGGTTTAAAAAACTTAGGAGAAGGCGCAAAAGCCGTTGTTCAAGAACGGGCTTTCCAAACATTAGCAGATCTAGTTCAAGATGTAACGGATCAAATAACTATATTAGAACAACGAAATCGCGGTCTACAAACTTCACTTCGATTAAACATTGAAAATGCTGCAAAACTAGGTGAACAGATTGACAAGTTATCTGGATCATATGGAATCAGTAGTAAATTATTACGAGACTACGTAGGCAGTTTAAATTCGGTAGTTAAAGGAAATGCAAACTACTTAACAGGATTAAAAGATGCAGGAGCCGAAGGCAAAAAATTCAATGAAGTAATTCTGAAGCAATACGATCGTAATCGATTATTATTAGGATTAACAGAAGAACAAGCAAATGCATACACTAAGTTTCTAGCAGTTCAAGGTGCAACTGCAGAAGAAACGGAAAAGTATAATGATGCATTAGCAGCCGTAGCAAGCCAAATTGAAGCAACTACAAACCAAACTGGAGTATATGCTGATATATTAACACAGATTGCAGAAGCTGGTCCTACTATTCAAACAGCATATGCAGGAGCGGCTGAGGAATTAGCAAGAGCTGCGACAAAAGCTAATCGATTAGGCGTTACATTTAAAGATTTAGTTTCAATCAGTAATAAATTTTTAGATATCGAAAGTAGCATAAGCAATGAATTAGAATTGCAATTATTAGGTGGTAAAAAGATCAATTCTGAAAAGTTTCGAGAAGCAGCTGTCAATCAAGACCTAGAATCGATGGCAGAAGCTCTTACTGAAATAATTGAACAGCAAGGCGAGGAAGTTATTAAAAATAGATTTCAACGCGAAGCATTAGCAGCCACACTAGGTATTGAAGAAGATAAACTGATGGGAATCTATCAGACTCTGCAAGCAAATGAACGCGTAACTGGTCAAACAGCTGAAGATCTAGCATCTCAATTAGATAAACTAGAACCTGGCACTGCTACTACTGCGGAACAAGCAGCACAATCAGGTAGTATATTAGGAACCAAAGAAAAACAACAAAGAGATGCAGATTTAGCGTATACTGCAGATGTCTTAAGGTTATTTAACGATCAAGCTAAATCAATCAGCGACTTATCAGGCGAGCTTATTAAGGCTCAGAAGACCTCACTTGAATTCACCGGAGACTTCACTGATTCAGTTAAACAGTTAACTGGAAATGATGGAGTATTAGCTTTGTTAGGTGGTGGGATAGCAGCTAATTCATTAAATGATTTAGTTAAATCTATCAAAGACGGCAAACTTAACATCGACCAAGCAGCAATTGAGGGAACGTACGTTACAGTCACAGGAGCCAATACTAAAGACACCGGCGATGCATTCTTCCCATCCGGAGGAGGCAATGTGATATGGAGTCCTAAAGAAAATGCTATATTCAAAACTTCAGCTAATGATGAAATTGCAGTTGCCCCCGGTATCAGCAACATGATGTCTGGAGGAGGATCCGCTCCAAACATTAATGTGGTTATACAAGGAGCAGGATTAGATGAATTGATATCTCGTATAGATATTCGAAAAGGAGAACGAATTAATGGATAATATATCACGCATATTAAAACGATTACCTAGGCACAGTCAACCTATAAAACCATC